TTAACTGACGCCTTCGCTGCTAGGAAAGCTGTTGAAGAACAGTACTTTCGTTTGAACCAGAAAAAGTAGATTCTATTAAGCAGAAAACCAAAAGGGGAGTGTGAATGAGTTCCCAAAGAAGTTTGCTATCAATGACATAAGGCTTCCGGAAACACGCTCTGGTGAAAAAGGAACATTTTTGAAAAAATTATTTTGCATGATAGGAACTGAAAAAATCTGGAAAACATTCGAAAGCGTTATCTAGAAAAGCTGTAAAAACTGCTGGAATACTAAGTCATGTCCTCACCGGATAGGGTGAGCAGAATCATTTGCAAGAAAGTAGCTACCAAGGTACAGAGCTAGGAAGCCAAAGAACATATGAGGTAAACTATGG